CCAGTGATCATATGTGTATGGGAGATATCTACGGTGTGTCCATTTTCGTCCATGATGTCCTTTCCCTGGACCACCATGTGGATGAGTGTGACAGTGGGAGTAACTCTCTCTTCTATTAATTTTGTGTCGATGACAGTGGTCATGATAGGGAACACGTTCACCATGCCTGTGATAGTGTTTACGATAAAGACGTTCCTCTCTCATCCATTTGGGATCATGAATCGAAGCTTCGTGAGCCATAACTGGGGCAACAATCAGAACACCACCAATCAATGATAGAAGTAGATTCCTCATAGAATTAAACTCTTACTGGGTTTCTTAATCGGTGAGAAGATATTTTCATAGTTCTCTACAACTTCATCTCTGGCATCACAGATATAAACGATGTGACTCCTATCAACAGTCAAACTAGTCTTCTCCTTTTGAAGGAATGACCATGGTCCAAAACCAACCTGACCGGACGCATTAGGAATAGCGACCAAAGCGTTTTCAATCTCAACTGATTGTTCACACTCACTAACTACGGTGCAGATAATCTCTTCACCTGTGTTCATACGAAATACTTTTACGTTCATTTAACTGCTTCTGTAAGGTTTGTAAGGGATTCGGCCATGGCTCTATATCCTGCACCGATATAAATCTGTCCTGATACCACAGCTACTGTGGCAAGTCCCCAGAAATAATAATAAAATCTGGATTTCTTCTGTCTGGATTTACTCATTTGAATTCACACTCCACCATAATTTCAGTTAGACAAGCTAGGATATTTATCTCCTGATCAGCCACGAACGAACTCTGGTACTGATACTTAGCGATAATAAGGACAGCTGCAGCAATACCAGGACCTTCAAGATTGTTATAGCAGGCATCGTAGATGCTACGAAGAAGAACAGCGGGATCGTTATCAAGATTATTAACAACCCACTTACGGACGCTAGAAAAGTCTTTCTCCTTGAGCCTTTTGAAGAGGTCATCTGTCTTTACTGTCGCGAATGAAGCGAGTATACCTGAGTCGATTTGTCCTCCAGACGAATACCTTTGACACTCATTGAGTACCCGTCTCCAGTCTGGAAAATATTTATTGATGAGTTCTGCAAGAACCTTTGGCTCATACTTAATAGTTTCCTGATCCAGGATGGTCTGTAAACGTTGGAAGAACTGACCTGCAAGGACTTGTCTGTCCTTTCCTCGGAGAGCGAAGTCAATGACTGCGCATCGAGAATGGAGCGGAGATACGATTTTGTTTTTGTAGTTGCAGGTAAAGATGAATCTACAGTTACCAACAAATTCCTCAGTAAACGCCCGTAAGGCGAGTTGTACGTCTGGCGTTGTGTTATCTGCCTCATCAATGATGATGACTTTGTGTTTTGCAGTAGACGAAAGCGATACGGTCGAAGCGAAATTCTTCGCATTGTTTCGGACAGTGTCGAGGAATCGACCCTCATCGGATCCATTGATGACATAAACGTCTACTCCAAGTTCGTTACATAGGGCTTTGGCTACAGTGGTTTTACCACATCCAGGAGGACCAGACAAGAGAAGGTTAGGAACCTCACCTTTATCTAGGAAAGCTTTGAATGTACTCTTGATATTATCAGGAAGAATACACTCATCAATAGTCTGAGGTCGATACTTCTCAACCCAGACAAATTCATTACGACTCATTGATTAGATCCAATCAGGTTTACGATCAGGAAGACGAAGGTAGTTATCCTTCACCCAAGGTTTAGATGCGATATACATCTTATATTTTGTGTAGATATCAACAGTCTCATCATACTTAAACTCATCGGGTCCTGCAAATACAAATGGTGTAGGACCCTTACCTGACCGACCCGTAGGATCTCCTGTGGGTAGGATCTTCTTTGCGGACAGCAGAGTCTTCTGACAGGTGTGAACTTTACCATATCTGGCAGTGTACTCATCACACATGGCGAGTCCATGAGAGAGTAACCACTGCCAGTTCATCACAAACTCCCTGGCCCATACCGTGCATGGATGGTTCCTGAACCCTCCGTTATCGGTCCTATAAGGTTGTCCATCAGCTCTAGGTAGGGTTCCAAACCCATGACCCCACTTCTCCGAACAGACGACTGCCAACATCTGACAGGTCTCTAGGGGCATCTTGACAATATGTTTGTCAGGTAAAACCCTGGCAGACTTCCAGGGACTAGGATCAGTGACAAAGATGTTCATTCTAAAGTTCTCACAAATGATTGAGATTCAATATCAGACGCCTTCAACTGCGTCTTCATGTACTCTACACCAGCGTCAGTCAGTTGTCCATCACCACATGTAAAAATATCACACACAGCCATGTTCTTTTCTGGCCAGGTATGGATACTGATATGACTCTCGGATATCATAGCGAACCCTGTGACTCCCTGTGGTTCAAACTTGTGAACATTGAGATCTAACAGGGTCGCTTTACATTCCTTGACGGTATTGTAGAGTAATTTTCGGATGAACTCACTGTCATCCAATACTTCAAATGGACATCCCTTTAGTGTAAAGAGAACGTGCTTCATCCGAATGTAGAATCAGGTTCAAGTGCTATGTAGTAAGTTACGTCTTGATTTTGATTTACAAAACGAGAGAGAAGTTTCTCTGATACAACTACATCGTAATTACCAGGAACAATCTTCAGATTCTCTTCCTTGAAGTTAAAGACGAACTCTGAATCAGTCTCACCAACAACAATCTCAAAGTCATTTGAGGTGTCATTCTTCTTATCACGAGCGACCAGTTTGATCACACCATTCTCACCGATGACAGAAATGTCAGGGACTTGATAGACAGATGCTGCTTTCTTCAGTTGTTGAAGATCCTCTGCTTTCATGATGAAACAAACATCTTCGGAAGGGAGTGAGATCTCTTTTTCAGGAGGTGCAACAATCACAGATGGATCTGCGAAGAAGAACTTAGAACGTCTCTTACCCTCACGGATGACAACAAACTCATCATTCTTGAAATCCAATTCAGGACTCTGGTGAAGACTAAGACCATTCAGGAATTGATTCAGATCATAGATACCGAAGTCCTTAGGGAATTCTTCTCCGACATTAGCCTCAACCAGAATGTTCTTCATGACAGAGATTGAACGTAGTTTGGTTCCCTGTTTGAAAAGAATGGATTGATTGATTGAAGAGAAATTCTTCAGAAGGTTGACAGTGTTCTCACTCAGTTTCATAGTCATTGGTTATAGGTCTCCTTTTTGCTGTTCTTGTCGTTGAAATACATCAGAAGAACAGCATAATGCAGAATCTTCATAATGTCACGTCTTGCTGTCCCCTTCTTATCATATCGGGAAGCATACTTGAGAATATTACTTCTACAGAATGATTCACCATCACCACAAGCTTCAATCAGATCGAGTGTTTGGATCTTTTCACTACCTGCTGAGTAGTGAGAACTGTAAGTCCGAGTGATGTAATCAGAAAGTTCTTTGATGATTTCATCTTCATTATACTTTCTAAAATTTGGATTACGTGTGGTTGGAAAATCAGGAATACTCAGATTAATATGATCTTCTCCCATTCCACCAGGGAGTCCAGATCCACTAAAATTAAGAGTATCTTTTCCCACACCACCCAATACGATAGGGACGGTGTCTGCTGCGTAAGGACCAGGGTTACCAGTCATATCGATACCATCAAATTCCCAGAAGTCCTGGGAATCATCTTCATCTGTATTTGTATTACCAAAGGGATCACGATTACGATCAAAGTCGTAATAATACTTGGAATGTTCTGTCATGTTTAGTTTATCAAATAGTAAGGACCAAGCGTTCACCATATTCTATCAAACCTCATCCTCCTGGTCAATCATTTGGAAATCAACATCAACTTTGTCATAGAGTTCCATGAATGAAGCCTTGGTCTCCTCATCAAAACGATTGATACAGACTTGAAGTGCCTTGGCCTTATCATCAAAGATGTTGTATGCACGAACGATATGAACGAGACGACGAGTGGAAATAACATCCTCAATACCACCATCATAGAAGGTCTTACGGATGATGTCAGCCCAATCAACCAAATGCTTACAGAAAATCTGATCATCACAACTAGAAGAAAGAATTTTAATCTCAGTTGCAGGACTGGGGTACTGTTGTTCAAACGTTACTGGAAATCTCTCAAGGAAAGCTTCGTTAAGTACATTAGTTCCAATAAAACGACCATCATCACTACCCTTACCTTTAGTGTTTGCAGTTGCAATAACATTGAAACCGTCTTTGGGTTTGATGAACTTGCCAATCTTCTTGAGAAAGACACCCTTACCCTCCAGGATAGACTGAAGACACAAGATCTTGTTAGATGCTAGATCAACTTCATCTAGAAGAAGAATTGCTCCACGTTCAAGAGCTTCGATGACTGGGCCATTATGCCAAACAGTCTCACCGTTAACCAGACGGAAGCCACCAATAAGATCATCTTCGTCAGTTTCGATGGTAATGTTGACACGAATCAG